ATTGCACTAGCATGATACCAATTGAAGGACATAGTAATCTTTTCCGTGACGAAAAAACAGGGGCAATAGTCAATTGTGATACTTACGAATATAATCAGTATATTAGAATGAAAAAAGAACGTCAAAAACAAAAAGATGAAATTAGTGAATTAAAAAAAGACGTTCAAGTGATAAAAAACCTACTCATGGAGTTAATCAATGATAAATCCTGAAGAAATTTCTTTGGAATCTATGAACAAACTGTTCGAATATGAAAAACAATCTAGAATGATTGATGATTGTAATGACATTAACGAATTGAAAGCAATGCTTAAAGTATCATTAAAACTTTTTCTAAAGCAACAAGAAGTTGTGTCCAAACTCGGATTAGAAGGAGTATAAATATATTTTAGATCCTGAAAATTACCAAATCGGTATGTTCTTATGCCAGATATAAAAGTAAGAGTAGGTCAACAAAACGCAATCAAGGTTGTTTCTTCAATTGTTGGGGATACTGCCGGAACTCTTTCTGGTTTAAGTGACGTCAATGCTGGAACACTATCAAACGGCATGGTTCTTGTATACAATGCCACAACCAATAAGTGGGATGCGACTTTAGAATTAACACCAGGAGCTACACAGAATTTAGATATTAATGGAGGTTCATTCTAATGGCAAGTATCATTAGAGTTAAAAGATCTACTGGTACTACCGCACCAGCAACTCTAAATTATGGTGAACTTGGATTAACAATTGGCGTTGGAACACATGGTAATAGAGGTGGAAGGCTTTATGCGGGTGACAACTCGCAAAATCCCCAGTTAATTGGTGGTAGATATTACACAGATCTTCTAAGTATTGCACCAGGTTTAGTTGCTGGGCAAGATAATCCAACAACACCAGCAAATGGTTTTGTTCCAGTTCTTTTGACGGAGAATGGAGGAAACCCTGGTGGTTTGGGTGCCATTTCACGTCTACCTAGAGTAGATCAATGGTCAGTAGATAATATAACAATAGATGGAAATACAATTTCATCCAATGATACTGATGGAGATATTGAATTAAGAACTAATGGTGCTGGTGAAGTTGTAATTCCAGACGATCAGTTTCTAACTTTCGGTGATAGCAAAGATGCTAAAATTGAATATGATGAAAATGGATCTGATTCCGTTCAAGTAACAGGTGCTCCTTGGGTTTGGAATACAAGTCAAACATATAATCTACCTGCTGGCAGTCAGTTTGTAATTGATAACGTTGGTATTTCATCTAACGTTATTTCAACAAGACCTGGTGGGGGCAATGTTCTTTACATTGACCCATATCCCGATGGTTTCAGTAATGAAGGAACTGTTATTGTTAAGGGTGATCTTCAAGTTGATGGAACAACAACTACTGTTAATTCATCGACCGTTAGTGCTAACGAAGCAATTTTAAATCTTGGTGATGTAACAAGTGTTAGGACGGTAATGGAAACCGTCGTTTCTGGTGTAAGCACTATTAGATTAGACTCCGTTGTTGGTATCAATACTGGTGATGTTATAAGTGGTGATGCTGGTCTGAATATAGGTGCCGCAAACACTGTTACCTCATATGATTCGGTTAATAAAGTTATTACACTAACCGATCCAACGATTGCTGGAATTTCAACCACAACAGAATTAACAGTAACTCACGCATTTGATACCAATACTGACCGTGGTATTTCTTTCGAATACAATACAAGTAGTGGAACCAGTAATAATAAGACTGGATTCTTTGGTATGGATGATAGTTCCATTGCCACTTCTGGTGTTTTTGAATCACATGCTAATGATAGTAGAAGATTAACCTATATTCCCGATGCAACTATTTCAAATAGTGTTGTTTCAGGAACAAAAGGTTTCTTAGATATTAAAGGTATCTATTATCAGTCTGGTGATTTCTCAACACATGGTGTTACTTATTTTGATAGCACTGGTCTTCAGAGGTCAACAACCGCACCATCTGCGGCAACATTTACTTCTACTCAACTTTTGACTGCCGTAACCGAGGTAGTTTTAACATTGAGTGGAAATGCAAGTTTGGCTGCTGGATCACAAATTACTCAACAAAATAACAGTGCGGCATATGGTATGGTGAAAACCACTACCAGTGCTTCAAATACAGTGACTTTGATCGGTGTTCAGGGAACATTTGATACCACAAATGATATTGTTTCTGAAGGAACAAGTGTATCTGTAAATCCAACTATCGTTTCTACTACATATAGTGACAGACCAGTTTGGACTACAACTATTGACGGGGGAACATTCTAAAAATGGTGAATAGTGAAGTAGATATTAATGTTTTGGTGACTCTATATAATCAAAAAATAGCAGCACTAACTAATCAGAATGTTTTACTGGAGGCAAAAATCCAAACACTAAAAAAGGATTTTGAAGAGGAGAAAAATAATCTTCTGGCACAACTTTTAGAATTCAAAAAAGGAAAACCAGTAAGTAACTCCAAAACAAAGTCTCCAGTAAAAGATGATGATTTTCAGAACTCAGAGGTTGAAGAGTAATGGCAAAACCATCAACGCGTCAAGGATTAATCGATTACTGCCTAAGGCGTTTGGGTGCCCCTGTCTTAGAAATCAACGTTGATGATGATCAAATTGATGATTTAGTTGATGATGCCATTCAATATTTTAATGAGCGTCATTTTGATGGTGTTGAAAGAATGTTCTTGAAGTACGAACTTCAACAAGAAGACATTGATAGAGGAAAGGCAGGTGGAACCAATGGTGTTGGTATTGTAACTACAACTGCAAATGCAACCATTGTTGGTTCAGCAACAACATTCAGTTTTTATGAGACATCAAATTATATTCAAGTTCCAGATTCGGTAATTGGAATTGAAAGAGTTTTTAAGTTTGATACCAGCAGCATTTCTGGTGGGATGTTCAGTATCAAATATCAGTTATTTTTGAATGACCTATATTATTTTAACTCGGTTGAATTATTGCAATATGCAATGACAAAGAGTTACTTGGAAGATATTGATCACTTATTAACCACAGACAAACAAATAAGGTTTAATAAACGTCAAGATAGAATGTATCTCGACATCGATTGGAATGCACAAAATGCAGGGAATTTCTTAGTTATTGATTGTTACAGAGCACTCGATCCAGCATCATTTACTCAAGTTTATAATGATAGTTTTGTTAAAAAATATCTGACTGCTCTAATTAAACGTCAATGGGGACAAAACTTACTGAAGTTTAGAGGAGTTAAATTACCTGGTGGCATCGAATTAAATGGTAGAGAGATTTATGATGATGCCGAAAGAGAATTAGAACAACTCAAGCAAACCATGATGCTTGAGCATGAGTTACCACCTCTCGATCTTATTGGATAATGGCACTAAATCCGTTCTTTCTTCAAGGCACCCAATCTGAACAGAGATTGGTTCAGGACATAATAAATGAGCACCTGAGATTTCATGGTGTTGATGTCACATATATTCCAAGAAAAGTTTTAAATCAGGATACTATCTTGAATGAGGTTGAGTTATCAAAATTTGATGATAACTATGTAATTGAAGCATATATCAATACATTTGAGGGATATAGTGGTGCTGGTGATATTTTAACAAAGTTTGGTATGTCTTTAAGAGACGAACTAACGGTTACAATATCAAAAGAAAGATTTGAAGATTTTATATCACCATTTTTGGATGCTAGTGATGATTCTGAAATTGCATTGGCAACTCGTCCAAGAGAAGGTGATTTAATTTATTTTCCACTAGGGCAAAGATTATTTGAAGTTAAATTCGTAGAACATGAAGATCCTTTCTATCAGTTAGGGAAAAACTACGTTTATCAACTCAAGTGTGAACTCTTCGAATATGAAGATGAAGTTATTGATACTACTATTGATGAGATTGATACACAAATTCAGGATGAAGGTTATATAACAACTTTGCAATTGATTGGTATTGGTGCAACAGCAACTGCATCATCTCTTATTAATACTGGATATATTAGAGAAATATTTTTAAACAATGATGGTAGTGGATATACATCCACACCAGTTGTGACTTTTGATGCTGCACCAGTTTCTGGAACAACTGCCACGGCAGTTGCCATAACGACATCTAAAGGTGGTATTACATCACTAAAAGAAATTTTATTGACGAATACTGGTGCTGGGTATACCACAGTTCCTTCAATATACATCACAGGTGGTGGAGGAACAGGTGCTGCGGCAACTTGCTCTATTGAAACTACACAAAAAGGACTCGTATCAATTACTGTTGATGATGGTGGTTCTGGATATTCATCTGTTCCTGTTGTAACTATTAGTTCTCCCTCTGCTGGTGCCGCTGCAACATCAACAATTGGTCTTGGTGGAACGGTAACGCAATTAACCATAACTAACCCCGGAGCGGCATATTCTACGGCACCTACAGTTACAATAGCAAGTCCTTCTGGTGTCGGAAATACAGCAACAGCAACGGCAACCGTGGGCGTTGGTGGAACCATCAGTGCATTGACGATTACAAATCCTGGTAGTGGATATGCTACCCCTCCAGTTGTAACAATATCCAATGATGATGCATTTAAAGATCCATCACTTGCAACAGCAGTTGCCAGAGCAGAAATTTCTAGTGGCAATATTGTTACTGCAATTAGAATTATTAATCCTGGTATTGGTTATGTTACTGCACCAACAATAACAATTGCAGATCCACCACTTATTTCTGGTATTGGTACATATCAGTTTAATGAGATAGTCACTGGAGATAGATCAGGAACAACAGCACGAGTGAAAGAATGGGATAAAGATACGAGTATTCTCAAAATCTCTTATGTTGATGGAACATTCACTAACGGTGAACTTATTGTTGGTACGGCATCTTCAGCAAGATATGCAGTTGATTTCCATACCAATGATGATACATATGATAAATATACTGATAATGACGAGATTGAAACTGCGGCAGATCTCATACTTGATTTTACAGAATCTAATCCATTTGGTAATTATTAATGTTAGGAACTTATTTTTATCACGAAATAATTAGAAAAACAGTCGTTTCTTTTGGAACACTGTTTAATCAAATTTATGTAAAGCACGATAACGCTAGTGGAGGAGTTGAAAGTGAAATTAAAGTCCCTCTAGCATATGGTCCTTCCCAAAAGTTTTTAGCAAGACTTGAACAGCAACCTGAATTAAATAGAGCTGTTCAAATTAATTTGCCTAGAATGTCATTTGAGATGAATAGTATCTCATATGACCCATCAAGAAAAGTTTCTGTAACTCAAACTTTTAAAGCAGTAGACGAAAATAATAGAGTTAAAAAAGTTTATATGCCAGT